ACACCAGCACCGCCAGGGTGTTCCCGCTTGCCCATCCAGCACGGTTGAGAATCTCCTGGACTGACCCCGTGATGTCATAACTGTATTGCGTGCCTGCGGTGTAATTCTCCAGGTCCACATCTGTCTTCGCACTAGTTATCGACCGGGCAAACAGATCTGCTTTGCTGGCCGGTGTGGCAGGGTTATCAGCGAGCTCGCATCCAATCCGAACCTTCACGGTATTGTCGGATCGGCTTTGAGATGCAATCCATCTGATGACAGCAGAATCGATATCCAGCAACCTGGGTAGATTCACAACAAACGGGATCCACGCCTTCGGATTTCCATCGATGGCAGGCGTGCCACCCAACCACATGAACTGCCCTGTCGGTTCGAAATTACCGTCGACATCCGCCCAGCAATCTCCGGAGCCTGCACTCACGCTAACGGTCTGGCTCATGGCCGCTTCAGTCCAACGTAAATCTGGGAATAGAATGTGTTCGTGCCCGATACGTCCGCATCCACCGCAAATTGATCGCCGGTGGCGACATCGTCTTTGGTGGCATCGATGACTGCAGGCGTTGCTGCAGTGCCGCTGAACACCTCACCGCTATCGATTGACAGTTTGGTGCTCAGCACATCAACGCCATCCGTGATATTCCGGATCTGGAATTCAGGGACACCCGTGCCGCCACTCGCGCGCCACGCGAAAACACTGGAGATATTCCAACCATTGAGTCCAGCGGGGATTCCAAACCATCCTTTATTGTCGCCGACGGTGAGCGCTACATCTGCGTTGAGTGAAACAGGAATATATCGTTCACCACTGCCCCACGCGAGAATACTGCCAGTGGAAAATAACTGCTCACCAGCTGCACCGATCGCAAGCCGCGCCAGATATGCCCCTGCAGGATCTCGATAGGCGAGATCTCCACCGGTTGTGAAGGGAAATAAAGATCGGAAGTCGTTGGAGATCTCATTCATCTTGCTGGCGCCCACACGTTCGCCGGCGGTCCAGACTCGTGGCGTCACCCAGGTATCAGGCATTCAGTGCTCCGTTTCGCACGTTCTCGCTGCGCAGTTCCTTTACCGTTGTGCCAGGTTCCCAATTGCGGGCATGCACCGGTCTCGCTCGCAGAGCTTCGATGATCTGCTTTGCGTTGGACGGGAATTCAACCTGGTAGGCATTGCCCTGGGCTATGGCCAGCTGGCGCGTCTCTTCCCGCAGGACATCATCCGGCACAGAGTTGAACGCGCCTTTCATGCGCGCATTGGGCACGAATGTCTTGGCAAGAATGTTTGGGTATTCCCCAGGGCAGATAAAGAGATCGCCCGGCTTCACGTCGAGCGCCTGCAGCGATCCGATCGCCTGGCACTTCGGACAGATGGCGATCCAGCGGTTGTGATTGATCACAGCAAATATGATATCCATAAGATCATCCAAATGCAAGGATGGTGTTATCGCCATCCAGGTCATCCTGCCCAAGCACATCCAGTTCGAAGAACAAGCCGTTCTCGGTCTGCTGCGCCGGCGTGATGAATAATCGCTCGGTGATGTAATTGCCGCCATTCCAGATGTTGATCTCACGTCCCAGGACCACCATGATATAGGACACTGCGGTCACGTCGTCGGTGACTGAAATAATCGTGCCCGGTTTGCATGCCAGGAACTTATTGAAATCGGCATCTGACAGGGTGGGCGTGAACTCGAGGGTTGGCACGTCAATGACATCCGGGTTGTACCAGCGCTGCAAAGCGGTCCCGATATCTTTGATCGTGTAATAGTTGCTGTGATAGGGCAGGTCATAATTCAGCGTGATGCCCTCGCCTTCCTTGATCGATGGATCGTTGATCGTGTAGGATATCGAATCGTAGGGATAGAGCGCAAAGCCTCGCACCTGAAAGAACCAAAAATAACCAGCCACCGCGGCATTATTCCTGACCTTGATGGAATAGGATTTTGCACCTGGCTGAAAATCCAGGATCTGCAAATCGGCATTCAGGTCCGTTCCGGAGCCGCTGAGAGACGATAGCCTGAAGTCCGTGTTGATCACCGGCGTGACCACATCCACCGCTGCGATCGAGCGCGAGCTGCTGGCGTTGGGGTCCCGATAAAATCCAATGAACTCCACCTCTTCCCCAGCCGCGATCGAGATCTCACTCGTTAGGTTGTACAACACGACCGGGGACGCCTCTTTGCGCATGGGATAGCCAGTCACCTGCACCCGTTTCACGCGCGCATAGGCTTCCGACTTAACTTGCATGTCCGTGAAATCATTATTGAATGCGGCCACAGGTGTCCCGGTTGACAATAAGCCGAACAGATCGACGTACGTGAGGATCTCTCCACTCGTGGGGCCGCCCACCACGAAGATGCGGGCCAGTCCGCTTTGTGCCAGGCGCTGCAGGACCGCCAATACTTTGGTCTCTCCGTCATCCACGTCTGTCAGGGCGTAGTCATAGGTATAAGCGCCGGTTCCCAGATCTGTCTCTGCAGGGGGATCGTCGATGGCAGCCACGATCGTGGCGATGACCTGGTCATCTGTGACACCCTCCTGCACAGGGATGCGCGGCATCGGCATGCGCGATGCGATCTCGATCCAATCGGCGGCCACCACGTCCACCCGTTTATTGCTCAGCAGCCCTGCCGTGGGCTCGATGCTGATGATGCGGCCCTGGGAGAGATATTCGATCGCGGCATCCTTTTCGATCCCGACTCGAACGAGCAACCCTTTGCCAAACCCCGGGCGTTGATTGCTGTGTCCGAGTGAGTAGTATCCGACCAGCCCTGCAGAGTTGCTGTTGTTATTGTTCAACACGAATTTGATCGTGCCGGCATCTGCCACCCGGTCCAGCGGCTCCCCATTGTGTTGGCCTTGGAAGATGCTGATGGGCGTCTCGGTTATCACATCGCCCTGCACATCCACCCAGCCCATATCCAGGATCGGATCGCCGGTCATATCGAGAATGGGATCATCGAGCATGTCCAGGATCGGTGCACCCAGGCTCATCTGGAAAAGCAGCGCATCCGGTGTCGTCATCCCGCACACCACGGAGTGTGCGGGATCATCGGGCACACCCCAGTATCATGCGCGCTTCTCCCGCTCGACAGCCACTCTTTGCTGCCGTTTCTGTAGAAACAGTCCTGGAGTATCACGCGCGCTTCTCCCGCTCGACAGCCACAGAGCGGGCGATCGTATTGGGCAGATCGCGCAACATGCGCCGGATCTCCTCGAGCAGCATGGCATCACCGGACATCCCGGCGCCCGCTCCTGCGTCAGCAGAGCTGCCAGCCTCACGCGACTGGAGATCGATCGAGCCGCTGGCCAGGAGGGGTTCAGCCTGCAGCTGGAGCGCCGCCTGGAAGGTGGGCAGGTTCGAGCGCGACAGTTGTTGTAGTGCATCAGCGACACCGCGCAGTCCAAGTTCCCAGGGAGTGGGAGAGCCGGGTGTCATCCAGTCAGGCAGTTTCATGTTGCGTAGTTTTTCAGCCAGGCTGTTGATCCAATCCACAACCTTGCCGATCGTTTTGCTCAGCCCATCAAATGCGGGACTCAATTTTTCCTTCAGCCAGCTGGCGACCGTTTGCAGCACCGGCAGGATCTTCTCCTGGAACCAGCTCCACAGCTTCTGCAGATTCGGCAGGACCACGTTCTGCCAGATGCCAGCCAGCGCAGTGAATGCAACGCTCAGCACGGCGCTGATCAGGTTCGCCATCGCGCTCAGCTGCGGGAAAAGATTGGCTTGTAAAAATTGCCAGAAGGCCGTCAGCGCCGGCAGGATCGTGTTGGTCCAGGCATTCGTCAGGTACTGGATGGCCGCCGGGATCGCCACTTGCAGCCAGTCCCAAAGTTTCTGCAGGACCGGCTGGACCACAGCCCACACAGCCGCGACCTTCTCCTGGATCCCGCCCCAATTATTGGTCCAGGCTTCGTACAGGAGGTACGCAGCTGCAGCGATCAAGGCAATGACCGCGATCACCGGTAACAGTGGCACCATGGCGGTCCAGGCTGCAACAGCAGTGGTCACACCCCATGCCAGCGCGGCCACACCCAGCGCGGCCAGGATGCCAATGACGATGCCCTGGTTGTTTTGCAAGAAGGTAATGAAGCTTAAAAATCCTTCGATCAAGACCGGGATGTATGCGACCGCCTGGTTGATAAGACCACCGATCATGACCACGAAATTGGAAATACCGGCCTGCACATCCGGACGCTCGAAGATCGCCACCACTGAGTCCATGGCTGTGCCCACGCCGGCCATCATCTTTTCACCGATCGGCGCCAGGGCCACGGTGACCTTGTTTTTGAACATGGACCACTTCTCGCCCCAATCCATGGTCGAGGCAGCCGTGTCCATGATGGCGCCATCCGCGTTCATCATCGCACTGGTCAGATCGTCGATATCGAACTTGCCGGACTTGATCGTATCGAACATATCGCCGACGGCCTTCGCCCCAAAGATATCGGCCGCGATCTTGAGTCCTTCTGCATCGGTCGCATTCCGGATGGCATCCACGGTTTCCCATAAACCGGTGTTCATGTCCTTCCCCTGGGTAATGAATTTTCCCTGGGCAATGCGCATGCCACCCATCACGGTCCCCACGTTCACACCCTCGGATTCCCATTTGGCAAGCAGCGCCGCGGATTGCTCGAACGAGAAACCAAAGTTACGCATGGGCGCACCATACTGGACCACGCGCTCCATCAGCTGGTCGAGTGGAGCTCCGGTCTGCTGGGCAGCCACAAACAACGTATCCAGGGATGAGGCTGCATCCTCCACCGGCAGGACCCAATCGCCCATGACGCGCGTGAACCCTTCTGCATTGGCGGTCACATCCCCACCCAGCAGGCGCGAGGCTTCCAAAAGTGGCTCAGCCAGGTTCTGCAGAGCGGGACCTGTGATATCCAGGCGTGAGTTCAAAATACTGAGCGCCTCCGACGCAGAAGCCGCATCGGTTGGCACGGATGTGAACACGCCTTCGAAGTCCTTGCGCAGCGCAGCCAGCTCGGGACCCGTGGCGCCGGTGGCTGTGGCGATCGTATCCATGGCCTCATCCAGCGTATTGCCCGCATCCCAGGCAGCTGCGCCCACCGCTGTGATCGCGACCGCGGCAGCAGACAATGTACCAAGCACCACAGCGCCGCCCACGTTCGACAGCTTTGTGCCGAAACTATCCGCGGCGGTTTGCGAGCCAGTCAGCCCGTCGAGATAATCACTGTTGTCGAGTGCGAGCAGTGCCCGCAGCGCTGCAATTGTGGATGCCATGGGTGTTTACTTCTCATCATTCCTGAAGGCAGCCTTCAAATTTTCGAAGAAGGCTTGTGGATCGAATCTCTTGATCTCTTTCCATAAACGAAATTCTTTTGACTGAGCTGGGCTGCTGCCTTTTTTGCGATTGGTATTCAACAGGGCAGCCGTGATATTCGCCAGATGGATATCCAGCAGCTCATCCCCAAAGGGCTCGATGTTGTGATACGCCATCCATTCTGTCAACGTGCGGGATGACATGCGCTTCAACATGCCATCCACGTTCCAGATGCCTAGCGACCTGGCTAAGCGGAATCCGAATCTTCGGGTTCCGCTTTCCCGGAGTTTTTTTCCAGCTCCTCCATGTCCTGCTTCGAGAACCCAGAGAGCCGCTGCGCGTGCTCCGCAATGGACGCGATCGCAGCGGCATTCTTTTGCTTGAGCTTGGCCACATCTTCGATCGTGCTGAAGAGACGAACCCCGTTTTCATCGCACATGGCCAGCCAGGCAAATTTGACGGTGAAATCGCGTGCGAAGTTTGTGCCCTTACCTTTTTGTTCCTTGAACATGGCTGCGCTGGCTTCGATCTCACCGCGCTCCTGCGCACTTACCGACCGCACGTGGACCATGCCTTTCCACTGCGGCACCGGATGAGGCTCGATAATTACATCCTCGATATCCAGGATGTCCTGCGCGGTTAATTTACGATGTCCGTTTGAGTCCATGAAGATACCTTTCCAACCGATCGCTGAATGCTGATTACGTGATCGTCGGTGCGCCCGTTGGCTGAATGGTCACGTCGCACTTGAAGCCATCCTCCTGGGGAGAGAGCCGACCGACCTTGAACACATGCGCGCTGAACGCAATGGTTTCATCTGAGCCCGGTGTGATGACAGCCATGTTGACAGGGTCGTTACTGTCGAACGCAGCCAGGATCGCGGCATGCGTGGCCACATCCGAATCCCAACCGAGCGTCAATTTGAACTCGTTCATCTTGCGCTTGCCGGTGGCCACGTGCATGGCATATCCACCGCTGGCGTTATGTGGGGTCATCTCTGCCAGGAATTTCTCGAACTCCGGGATCTCACCATCCAGCAGATCTGCGATGGCTGTCAGGGAGGCGGCAACTGTAATTTGGACAGTAAGACCAAAACCACCTTGTGATGTCATAGTGCACTCCTTTACTTAAATCGTTCCCGCAGGAACGAGCTTGAGGGCGAAAGTCACGCCTGAAAGATTTGCGATCGATATTTGTTGGATCTGATCGTCGACCGTGATGACCGTCTCGAAGTCGGTTGCGAACACACCGGCATACGCGCCTCCGCTCGAGCGGAATCCCTGCACCACAATGTCGCCGACGTTGGCGCCGGTCAATGTGCATGCGCCTGCGCCATTCAGGCCGGTGAAGGTGTACCGGGTGACCATCGTCGGCGCGCCGCTGGGCTGGACCGTCACGTCGCATTTGTAGCCATCCTCCTGCGGGGAGACGCGTCCCAGCTTGAAGATGTGCGCGCTGAACGCGATGACCTCATCCGCGCCATCCGGCGACAGGACCGCCATGTCCACTGTTGGGCTGCCAGCGAATGCAGCCAGGACCGCGGCATGCGTGGCTTCATCCGAATCCCAACCGAGCGTCAATTTGAACTCGTTCATCTTGCGCTTGCCGGTGGCCACGTGCGTGGCATATCCACCGCTGGCACTGTGCGAGGTCATCTCTGCCAGGAATTTTTCGAACTCCGGGATCTCGCCATCCAGCACATCCACGAGGGCTGTCATCGTGTTGGAAATATCGATCTTGACCTGAAGACCAAAACCACCTTTGCTTGTCATACGTGCTCCTATTGCAGAATGTAATTGATCATCACGTCGAAGCTCGCCACGGGCAGGTTGTGCAGATCTGCCCAGTCATCGCTCGGAGTGGTCTTGCAATATTCAACCTGCACGCCGTTCATGTTGCCTTTGAAACCATCCAGCTTCGTGCGGACTAATTTCGCCAGCCCCTGGGCGATCCCATAGGCGCTCTGGCTTTCCGTTTCCTTCGCCATGATATCGATCTGGATGCGTGCCTTGCAGAAGCCGGTGCCGCCCGCATGGGAGAGATCCTGGTCATCGTCGATCAGCTGGTACGACCAGGCTGGATAACTCGCGTCCTGCGGCACCTCCACCGGATACGCATTCCCGATGCCCGTCACCTGCGCTTCGAGGTACGCCTTCAGACCTTGCACGATCGTGGTCACATCAACCTCGGGCAGCCTTTTCGATTTCTTTGCCCATCACCTTGCCAACTTCAATGACGGCCGCTGTGCCCTGCGAGTCCACGGCCGGGCGCAGGAATGGATGAGCAGCCATGCCTCGCACGTTGCGAGCGAAGATCAGCCGGCCATCGATCGAGAAGACCATTGCAGGTCTGCGGCCTGCATATTGCTTCTTCAGTTTCCGGTAGGCGCCGCGCCCCTGGGCATAACGCGCGGTGATCTCCTTCTGGGTGCGCTTGCGTCGTTTGACACTATGCGCCTTGGTCCCATACTCTGAAAAGCGGTAATACCAGTGAGCCGTGTCTGGCCCAATGACTGCATAAATGCCAGTCGAAATAATGCCCTGTGCGCCGGCGCTCTTCCAACCTTTTTTGAGCTCAGCGCCAGTCATGATCTGCACTTCGATGTGTGGACCAGGCGCCTTTCCCTCCGCAGCATCATGGATCACGCCGCCGCCTGCCAGTAACGCCTGCTCAACGATCTCGCGCCGCGCAGCATCTTTCAACCGCTTCAGGACGCGATTGAACTGCTCCAGTGATTTGGGGTCCAGGCTCAGCCTGGCGCGTACGTTCGAGCTTTGTCGGAGGCGTGGGCGACCAGCCATTATTCTTCCGTTGCTTCCTCTTTTGTCTTCTTCGTCTTCCCCTTGCCCGCGGACTCCTGATGGCTGACTTCTTCCGCCTCGCCCGCCTCGATCAACTTCCTGGCTTCGTCGGCTGGCAGAGTAATCTCCGAATCCTTCAGCCACACAGATCCAGCGATCACCTGGTCCTTCTTGAGTTTGATTCTCATGCCACGACCTTTCTACTTTCGAGTACCAGCTCGCGCAACGTGCCATCGAAATCAAGCACGTTCATAATGTCGTACACATCACTGCCATGCACCACCTGCATTTTTGGCAGGATCCCCGTTCGATAACGGATCTTCCATTTCGTGGTGACCGTGGCTGTCTCGCGGTTGGCTTCGTTGAGCTCCCCGCCGCCCCAGTCCTGCTTCTCCGCGAAGACTGTGGCCACCGTGGCGCCTGTGCCTTTGCGTCCGCCAAACTCATCCCGGCTCGATTCGGCAGCCGGGTTGCGGATCGTGATCTTGTGGCGATACTTGCCGGCGTTGATCATTCTGCCTGGCAGGGTCATCCCGCACGCTCCAGGAGAGGGTGAGTTGATGCGTGCGGGATCATGGCATCACATCCTCTGCAGGTGGTTTCCAGATCACCACGTAAATATTGCCACTTAGATCGCTGCTGGATATTTGCTGAAGAGAGCCAGCCACAGAGACCGCCGTTTCAAAACTTGCCACCTGGCTGCCACTGACGCCATAGATCCCGGTCACGCTGATCACCTGGTCGCCAATATTGGAGCCCGGCAGCGGGATCGATCCTGCACCGTTGAGTCCGGAAACCATGTTCTTGCGATATTTCAACGCCTGCGCTTCGAGCTGAGAGAGGGCTGCGATCAGACCAAAAGGCAAACTTGCCTCCTGCCCGATCATGGCCGGATTATCGAACCACATCACCACCAGCATCGTCGCGGCAGAGATCGCGGTCGCGTTTTTTACGCTGTCCTGGGTCCAATCTCTTCCTGTCGCGTTCTGAATATATAGATCTACTTGCGGAAGCAGATCGAGCATCCGCAAGTCAGTGACTTCCACGCGCAGTGCATTGGCGGCCTGTTGAGCGGTCAGAATAGTAGCCATGGGGGGAGGGACCGGTTGTGGGGTCTACTTCGCCGCTTTCTTCCTGGCAGCTTCAGTTTCAGCGTTAGCTTTCTTCCGGGCGGCCTCGGCCTCAGCTGCGGACCTGGCTTCAGCCGCGGCTTTCTTTTTGGCAATATCAGCTGCAGCTTCCGCGCTCTTCTGGGCAGCCTTGGAAGCAGGCGCAGACTTTGCCAGGGCAGCCTGGGCCTCCGCCTCCGCCTTCGCTATGGTAGCTTTGGCCTCCGCTTCCGCCTTCTCTTGAGCAGCAACAGCATCTGCCTCGGCCCTGGCGTCAGCAGCAACGGCATCCGCACTCCTGGCGCTATATGCATCATCATTGTCGAGCGCCCATCCCATCGCGATATGGTCTGCCAGCGCGAGCGGGCTGATCTCGATCACGTCACCATCCTTGGTGACTTTGATAAAACCGCTATCCTTATCCTTAACCATGGTTATTCTCCTTTTTCGACGCACGGTTCGCAGTGCGAACCTGATTTGAAATTTTTAGTAGTCTCCAACTTAGAGACTATCCAAGCAGGATCGCGATGCCTTCGGGGTTGACTGCCTTCACACCCCAGGCCAGAGAGACCTCAACGATCACTTCGTGGTAGGCCGGATAGATCGACACCAGGAACGAAACGCCGCTGTATGGGTCCGTGATGATCTCGTGATCACCCAACGCGCCTTCCTTCGGCAGTTTGGGAACGCGGGTGAGCAGGTGGAGGGCATTCCGCTCGAATGCAAAGTTACCTGTGTAGCTATCTCCCACGGTGATCGTCTTGCCATCGGTCTGCAACTGGCGAAGACCGGGCCTGCCCAGGCCAATGGACCCGGGCGCAGCGATGCCGGTGTTGACCACGTACTTATTAGTCGCGTCATCCTCGAGCGCCAGCACGTCCCCAGCCAGCACAGTCCCAGAGCCGGTCTTCGCGACCAACGTGGTCGCTCCCACCGCGTGCGCGCCATTGACCACATAAGCCGCGCCCGTGCCTTTGACATGCTGAACAATCGACGCCGATTCATGCATATCAAAACCTTCCAGCCTGCCAAGATTGCCATCCCGCAGAAGTTCAGGAGTTCCCGCCTCGTTAACCTTGAACAGGTTGGACTGCGTGCCGCGGATCTTGGAACCGGTCGTGCTATTGAGCACCATGTGCATGTCGCTTGTCCAGGCGCCGTTATCCACCAGGATCTTTCGGATTTCAGCCACATCGGTGAGCACCCCGGCGGTCGCAAATGGCGTTGTGCCAGGCGTCCCGTATGCGCGCGAGGCGCCGCGCTTGGCAGCTAAATATACATCGGCATCGACCGAGTTCGACAGGACACGGAATGCCTGGGCGAATTGATCCTCTTTGACCTTGTCATAGCTTTCGCCCAGGGAAAATTGCTCTTCGCCTTTCCACACGAACGCTGCCTTTTCCACGCGGCTGATGGTCATCGTGCCATATCCCAGCGCTGCGCCCGCCGGCTCAGTGGGGACCGCGGCCGGCACAACTGCCGAGGCGACGATCGTCGGCACGATCGGATACGTGATGTTCTGGTCTTTGGCGACCATCTCGCCAGATGGGTCCATGTAGACCGCGCCGAGGAAACCAAGCTGCTCCCGCATCACGCGGTTCACAGCTTTGTAGATCGTGGGGATCAACCCCGTGAGTGTGTTCTCGTTTGCCATTGCGTTCTCCTAGTCTTCTAATTTCCCGCCAGCGATCACAAAGGCTAGGCGGTCCTTGGGAATAAGCGCGTTGAAGTCAGCGCGCTTCATGACCTTGGGACTCGCATCCTTCGGGTCGTCCTGGGCGGGATCGGCAGGCGTGGTGAAGAGCGTAGCCATGCTGTCATTGACCAGTGATGCATCCCGCATGCTGGCATATAACTGATTGGCTTCCGTGGCTTTCTTTTGTGCCTCGTCCAGCTCGGGGCGCAGCGAAAGCGCCTTCTGTTTGCCTTCCGGTGTCCCATCGTTGAAAGCCACATCCATGTCGTTCAGGATGCGCTTCACATCTGCGTCCGCGGCCAGCGCGGCATCGTAGTAGGGTTTTAAGTTGGGCATAGTTTCTCCTTACTTGTAGAGTTCAACATAATCACGCAGGCGCTGCGCCTCGTGTTCAAAATCCGGATTAACTGAATCGCTGGATGCCAGCTCATCCGGATGATTGATATTGCCATCCGCCTGCCTCGCTGCAGACGGAAGTGTCCTGCTCAGCAACCGCTCGATCGTTTCCTCGAGCGTCCCCACTCGATCAGCCATCCCCAATTCCACAGCCTGGCGTGCCCCCACCACGCGCCCCTCGCCAAAGCCGCTTCGAACCGCAGCCACTTTCACGCCGCGGTTGCGAGCCACCGATTCGACGAACGAGTCGTAGTAATCGCTCACCCTGGCTTGGATCGCAGATCTGGCTTCTTCTCCAAGGGCTTCGTAAGGATTGCCCTCCACCTTGTATTTGCCCGCACTGATCAACTGGACCTTGATCCCTTCCTGGTCCAGCGCGCGGCTTATATCCTGGTGCACCGCAAAGACTCCGACCGACCCGACTTCACTCGAGGGACTGGCGACCAGCTCCTCTGCAGCCGTGCCGATCCAATAAGCAGCCGATGCCATCAGATGATTGGCGACCGCCACGATCGGCTTTTGACTGCGCGCCTCGAAGATCTTCTGTGATACTTCCTGGATCCCATCCACATGACCGCCGGGACTATCCACGTCGATAACAATGGCGCTCACGTTTGGATCGTTGAGCAGCTCCGAGAATTGCGCGCTGAAGATCTCCGCGCTCGTCGCACCAGACATCTCCGTCATCAGATTCGCCCTGGGGAAGATCGTCCCGAAGAGAGGCAGCACCGCCACGGCCTGCGCCTGGCGATTATTGTCAGCAACGGGACGCCGCGCACCGTGCACGCGCGCTTCGATCTCCTCCGCTTCCAGTTTCTCGCCTGACACATGCCTGACCACGATCTCCTGCAGGATGATCAATTGCCGCGGCAGGATCGCCCAGGGCGATTCCATGAACGCGTGCAGCACATAGGATCGATCCCGTCTGGTCCATGGTTTCCGTGCGCCAAGCAAGAGAGACTCCTCCAACCTCGAATCGCCGCCCAGCTCCGGCACTACTTGCTGATCGCTATCTGCTTTTGTTGTCATGCTCCATCTCCTTGTTCCGGCACGGGTTGGACCACAGGCTTATTGTTCGAGGTCATATAGAACTTGTTGCCTTCTTTGTATCCGTCTCGATCTTCGATCTCCCGCGACTCGTTTGGCTGTAAAGTTCCGGAACGGATCTGGATCTCATGCAACTCTGCGCGACTCTTGGCATTCGTGCGCAGGATGGAGGCGCGGATGAATTTGAAATAATTGCTCTGCTGCTCTGCTTCAGGCAGCCAGTGCAGGCGGGCAGCCTGCTCCCACTGCACCAGGTGCGGATCGAGACACGATTTCAGGTAATCCAGGTCCTGCTGTTCGTTGCTCTGATAACTTTGTTTCCCCATGTTGAGCTTATAGGCTGGGAACTTGAAAAAATTGGCGATGTCAAGATCGGTGGCTTGCATACTTTCCAGGAACTGTGCATCGCGGAATTGCATCGTGATCGGTTCGAACTTCGTGACCTTATTGTCGAAGACGATCAGGTTGCCGGCGTTATCCGCACCGGTGACACCATCGCTATAGGCCTCACGGTACTTGTCGCGGCCACTCTTATCCAGCGTTGCATTGACCTGAATATAAGCAGCAGGATTGAGTCCCTGCCCTTGCACGCTGCTTTGTGTCGCAGTCATTCCCCTTCGAAGCCCAACGGTCTCGGCCGCATACCCCAACACGCCCCTGCCCCAGATGCCGTTCGTCGAATTGATCATCACATGCATCACCTCGACCGAGGGGATAAAGCGCTGATCTCCATTCGGGAATCGCACCTCGTACCACAGATACCCGTTCGGATCCAGCTTGGGTGTTGTGACATTGGCAGGCAGGATGAATAATTCCCGCAATGCCGGTGGAGGCGGCTGCCAGATGAGCGCGTTGCCCCAAAAGAGCAGCCACATGATGGACATCTTTTTGAGCATGAAGGGAGACATCCAGCGGTTCGATGAAAGCTCCAGCAAATAACTCATGTTGCGGATGGTCGGATCGGGTGAGATCTGCCGCGTGATACTCAAATTGTCGGCCTTCGTGCGCATGAACTGCTGCAGAGGCATGGTGGCAATGTCGTCGCTGATCGTGTCTGCACAGCGGAAAACCGTCCCGACGCTTTTCGCCAGCTCCGGGCTGACTGGCTGCCTGGCCCGGGTCTGCACGCGTCCCGCGTAGACGCTGCCGCCCTGGTCTGGAACAGACTCAAGGCTGGCAGGCTTTTCCGCTTGCTGGGTGGGTGTCAATGCGCCAGTGACGATCATTGTTTTTTAACTTGCGCCTTCCCGATCAGGTAACTGAAGACCAAACAAAAAATGCCGGCCGAAACAAAGGCAGCAGCCGGAGCAATAAGGTATGCACCGGTAGTGATCAATACAGCTCCAAGCCAGTAGAAAATATCATCGATATAATTCCTGATGTTCATGACTGCTTGTTCGACACCTCACGGATCGCGGCAGCCAGGTCCTTGATCGCATCCACCAAACCGCTATCGCTTGTTTCGGTAGTAGCGTCTGTGACCTCGAAGGCCTTCTCAAGGTTTGCCTTCAGTTGATTTACCACCCGCAGCCCAGCGTATCGGGAAGTCCCGCTGCCCGTGTTCGAACTCACCCTGCCCCAAACGATCCCGTTCTTTTCTGGGTAGACCTCGTAAACCGTGAAAGGGACCCCGCGCGTATACACCCCCACTTGATTCGTTGTGGATTGCGTGTCCATCTGGGACCGGATCTTCAAATCCACCAACGCGGTGTAAGCCCCGGGAACCATTTGCTCATCCATAAGATTCCATATCTGTCTCCTGGCAAACAAAAACGCCCGATGGCCTTAGGCCATCGGGCGCGTCACTCCGACAAATCTCCCGGTCTGCACCAGGAGCGCAATTAATTATTGGTTTGCATTATACACCCCGTTCACTTCTAAACGACAAACGCCCGGAGCGAGGGGGGCGCCCAGAGCGTATGTCGATGGGGATTATAGAACGAATGATGGGGATGTCAAGATTATTCAACGGCAGGCAGCTTATTGTGAAACCAGCGCATGCCGATCTTCCAAGCCCAATGCCAGGGAATCTTCGATGCAATAAAATCAGCGAGAGGCTGTGGCACTCGCCATTCAAGCAGCTGCATTTTCAAAAAGAATCGGGCCAGCTGCTCTGCCAACTTGCGGACTCGTTCCATGATCTCCTGAATGATCGGGACCAGGGCAGCGCGAAACTCTTCGAACGCATCGACCATCTTGCGCAACGCTTCTTGAAGCTGCGCTTGGGCTTCTGGTGAGAGTTTGAATTCTGTGCTGGTCATGTCATCACTATCGGTTTTATTCATCGCGAAATGCCCGGCGAGCAATATCAATTTGGCTTTCTCCAGGATAGATTGGAGCTTTCTGAACGAGTTCCCACTCAATCGGGTTTGTTAGATCAGCTGTCCTGACCGCGGTAACCCTGCCTCCATAATTCGCTGTGACGATGTAGCTCTCGCCACCCGCTTGAGATCGCACGATATCGCCGTAACGCAGATTTTTAAATTCATCTTTGGTCATAGTCCAAACTCTTCCGAATTCACATACTCCTGGTAACGGGTCATCTCGCGCAACGGCTGGATCCTGAACAACGCATCGAGCAATGCCGCCAGCGGGTCCACACGCTTGGTGTCGCCGGCGTTTTTCTTCGAGATCATAATGTTCTCCTTCGTGTCGACGATCTCCTGCGCGTTTCCGACTGACCAGGTCAGCAGCGGCGAGCCATCGTGCACGAGCTTTCCGTCTGCGACCGAATCACGAAACAGCTTGGTCGGTTCGTTGAGATTGGGCATCGTCTGCCTGACCTCGATCGTGGTGTAGCCCATATCATCCAACTCGTTCTTGAAATGCGTCGCATTATACGGATCATACCCGATCTCATGGATCTGCCATCCATTCAGCGCGGCGTAGTGATATTTCAAGAGCCTGGTCATCACGCGTTTCTTCTCTTCCGCTTTCCCAGAGTCCAACTCATCGCGCAGCAGCTTGCCATTGAGCGCTTCGATCTGCTCCTGCAGTCTCTTGTAGTCGGTCACATCTCCAGCTGTGATGGTCAGCCAGCCGGCGTCTGCCCAATCGCGATAGGGGATCTTGTCTGTTTTCCGGTGCCGCTCCACCGCAGCTTCCGGCATGAAGCCATGAGCCGAGACCCCGATGCGATCATCCGGCAGTGCGAAGGCGTATCCAAGCGCGGTGAGATCGATCTTCTTGGAGAGATCCACGCCCACCACACACAACAAGCCGCGCGTCATCTCGAGGAACGCCTCGCGCGAGACCGCGCACTGGTCCCATTTGGATTGCTGGCTGCCCTCGCCCACCATGAAGTCACCCATATAACTGTGCTCATTCCCATGCTGCCATTTATTCAGGTTCTTGATCCGGAAGGCGCGGATCTTCTCAGGGATCTTCGAACCGAACGCCATATCGTGCTGCTGCTTGAGCTTTTCCAATCCCCTGGGAGTCGCTGCCCGCAGCGGATTCGACTTGATCCAGTTGCGAGGATCATGCTCATCGTCGTGCTCATCCATTTCACGGATCATCACAAAATAATGCTCATTCTTGGTGGCGTCAGCCCGATCGCTGGTCGAGCCCTCCACGATCAATTTGCAGTAATCATATTCCTGGTGGCATGGACTCTCCACATCATCGCCGGCGGTGGTGATCGTGAAGATCAGTGACTGTGCGCGCTGCCCCTGAGCGTTCGACATAACATCGAAGAGTTTGGATGTAGGATGGGCATGGTACTCGTCAATGAAGGCGCAGCTGGGATTGAATGAGTCTTTATTCTTGACTTCACCAGAGAAGGCCTGCATTTCGCCGCCACGCGTACGATGACGGATCTCGAACTTTCCAATGTATAAGCGCTTGCGCAGGTCCCGGCTTTTATCTCCCATCACCGCCGAATAGTTATAGAGCACGCGCGCCTGCTTGCGATCGACGGCAGTGCAATACACCGATGGTGAGGCTTCCAGGTCCCCAACCATCATGTAGAGACCAGTGCCGGCGCCGCGCGTCGTCTTGGCATTCTTGCGAGCCTCGGTGATGAAGACCATATTGAATCTGCGCAGACCGGTCTCACGTCCATTCGAACGCGTGAGTCTCTCATGCTTCGAGACCCATCCGAAGATGCAGCTCATATCAAACACATGCGCGGGGATGAGTTCGATCGGCTGCCCGGCCAGTTGTCCCTCCACGTGGACCAGCTGCTTGAACCAATCGATGGCGACGAAGGTTGCCTGTTCCTCATCGAAGATCCAGGGCCACTCCGGATCACGCGGCGGCACAGGCCTCCCGGTGGCCTTCTCGATCCGCCGGGCAACCAACGGCGGCAGCTGCCCGGCGCGCGCCAGGTCATACAGATGACGCAGACATGCGAGCCTTTCCCATCTCCCGGTGACGATGGTTTGCTCCACTGCGTTGATCGCGTACTGAGTAGCTGGGTGCATTATGTGCTTTCCAACTGATCGATCCATCGCTCCATGATCGTCAGCATCTGCCTCGATAAAATATGAAATTCGACCTCGAACTTTTCCCCATTCCTGGCGCCAACCACGCGCAGCACACCACACTCCTGGCACAAATACACCACATCATGGCCCGATCCATACTCACCGCTGAAT